AACAATTAAGCATTAGTACCAGAGGATGCCTTTTTGGCAGAGGGTTCGTCCTCGTCGGAAGGGAGATCATAGTCACCGAGAGTGCCATCATTATGTTTCATAAGAATAAGAGTGCGCAGAACGGAAATCAACATTTTATTTTCTTCCGCGAGATGATTGTTATGTCCGATGATGGTTTTAAACTGGTTGTGCTGATAATCAAACAGTTCGGAGATAAACGCCTTCGTAAGACAGTCAAACGCTTTTGCATTCACCGTGATATTTTCATTAGAAATGGGCTCAGACTGAGGGGGGTACTTAGAGGACATTAGTGATTGAATTTGCTCTCTAAAATCGCGTCGCGCATTTTCCGTGAAGTCGTGATTGGCTTCCTCGCGGGAAATAGCATTCAATGGACGATCCAATTTCACGGGTATAGGTCCAGGGCCAGATGCCTGGGCCGGCACGGGTGCGGGCACAGATGCCTTTGGCGGTGGTTCAACAATATCGGCGGTAATATTTTCAATACGGGCAGTGCATTTCGCGGCGTGTTTGATAAGCGCCCCGCGAGATTTGTAAGGCTTGTTGCAAAAAGAACAGGTGGACATATTAGCTACTACATTATAGAGCGCTCTTTTTATATTTATTTAATTATAACAAATCTAATCCAGGTTATTGCTGGGAGGAGGGTAATCCGGAGAGGATGGGCGTATATACGTGTCTTCATAGGTGTAGGTCGGAGGTGGGTAATCCGGCGAGGACGGGCGGATATGCGTATCCACATAGGTGCGGGTCGGAGGGGGGGAAAGTAGGACATTTGCCCAAGACCGCGGGTTAACCGTTTTACTGGGGGGAGGAGAAGGGATGGCCGTGCAGTATTTTGCCCAGTGTCCTTTTTTATGACAAACCCCACACGTGGTATTAAGAATAAGGGGGCAAGTAATCGTGCCCCCGGGTCCAGGTTCGGATCGTGTCCAATGGTTGGTATATTCGGCACGCGATTTGCCGGCATTACGACAAGTGCCGCAATACGGAGTATTGTACCGAGAATTATTTTGCATAATAAGATAGTGATTAATTGTTTGACGCCTAAAAAAAATACCAACTCAAATCAATTTTTTATCCGTACGGGTCAATGCCCTTTTCGGTGAGAATATTGACGAGGAATGAAATTTTGACTGGGTCAAATCCAACACCTTGTACTGGGAGACCATAAATCATAATATAGTAGTTAAACACAGCCGCGAGTTTAAACGTTTTCTGGACGGACATATTGCTGTAACTAAATGTATTTTCAACAAGCTTGGTGTTCTTGTCGGTAAGGATGTCATTAACGCGTTTTTCCAAATTAGATTTGTCAACTTGCAATAGAAGATTGTCGCCGTACAACGTATAAGAATTGACTGCGCCGACCAAAGTATCTTCTGCGATTTTGAGTAACAGGGTAAGTGTAGAGTTTGTAGTTTTGGTTTGAATAATTTTCAAGTTGGAGACCAATTCGGTGTAAGCATTGTAGTTGGAAGGAATATTCTCATACGTTTTATTCGCCATATTGGCACCATATTGCGTTTCAATGATATGAAGTATACTGAGATAAGATGAAGTTAAGAAATCAAGAACGTCCGAAGAGGTACCACCGCCACCAGAAGAGGTTGAATATATGCCCAAAGAAATTGGATCAACGAGAGAACGTGTATTTGAAAATACCGTGGAGTTGGTAAATAACGATTTACTATATGAAGCCATATTGATAGTTAGAATATGAATAGAAAAAGAAATGAGTTAGGGGGCATATTGTATCATGCAAATCATTTTGCGAGAAGTATTATTGTCTGAATTTCCTCCAACATTGATGTTAGATTTGAAAAGCATTTTGGTAAGACTGGTATCAATTAAATAACCATTTTGTTGTAGATAAGAGAAGACGGACGGGATATCCTCGGCGCCCATAAAGAAGTCCGCGTTCTTAGCAGAGTGGCGTCCGCCAGCACCATATGACGGTTGATTATTCGGATATCGTTGCAAAACGAAGGTGCAATGAGACGCGGATGAGAACGGACTACACTCTTGAAACGGAGACAATTTCGGGGAAGAAATGGAGGAAACCAATTGGGCAAGAGGTCCCGTCGGCATCGCACTGAGTGTGATAATATTTTGATATGATTTGTAATAAGTATTTAGATACGGTTCTAAATAAAGAACGACGGATGTATTTGCACTGGCAAACGGGCTCTCCATATATGATATGGAAACATAAAATTGAAAACTTTTTATTACGATAATTAATCGCATATATAATAACCAAATCGTATGAATAATATGAACGGATCAGTGCGCGTAATAATCAAGACCAACAGGCATACATACAGCGAGGAAGTCGTGGAGCAACTATCGTCATTTGCAAAAATACACGAGTATGATGGTCGTAAAGATTTCAAGGAAGCGTGGCAGAAATGGATGGAGGAGCCAGATATAAAGAACTTGATAGGATCTGAGGTGGCAAGATTGACTGCGAATGGACTGTCGGGGGATATATTAGACCGAATGTATAAAAGCGCGAGGTATTATTACCGTAAGAAGGGGTGCGAAACGGTTACCGAACCGACGATAAGAAAGGAATACGAGGGATTGCCGCGTTCTGTATTGAAAACAATAGATGACTATATATACAGTGAAATTAATCGGAATATATTAGAAACGGAAAAAGATGGTAATCATATAATTGCGCTAACTGCAGCAAAAAGTTTTACAACATATTGTAAATTGCACTATGACGTCATCTCCGATTTATTGCCGCCGATGAATGATGAAGACAAAGTGAATAAAAATATGCGAGAAGAATTAAAGAAGGTGACGGATAGATTAAAGAAGACGTACAAGAACCGGTTTTACAATATAAAGGTGGCATTACAAGACCCAGTGGTAGCATAAATAATAACAATTAACAAAAATAACACAAAAATAAAACCTTAAAAACACAAACAAAACGGAGAAATCTGTTTTTTATTGTCGCAAGATATTATAATAATGAAAGTTCTCCCTGTCCCAAAACAAGCCCCTCCACCAAAGTTTCTAAACCAAGGAGGTTATGGCTGCGTATTTCATCCAGGAGTAGGTTGTAAAGACGGCGAACCATTAACTGACAAATATATAACAAAAATACAGACAGGCAAAGATACAAGTAGCCGCGAAAAGATCATTGGTGAAAAGATCAAAAAAATAAAAAGCTATGCAGACTACTATGCGCCCATATTGTCTAGTTGTGAGGTATCGTTATCAAATGTGACAGACAGTGAAATTAAGAAATGTGATATAGTTAAGCCAGATGCATTAACATATGCTGCGAGTAAATTAAGATATGTAGGAAAAAATACATTGTTGAAGCATTTGCTCGCGAAATATACTGCCAAGCCGATCGGGATTAATCGCGAAATAGTAGCAACGCATAAAGCATTGTTAGAAGGATTTAAGCGGCTATTCGCTGCTGGAATAATCCATTATGATGTAAAAGAGAATAATGTAATATGTGAAGATAAAACGGGAACCGCGATCATAATAGACTTTGGATTGTCAATAGACGTATCAGAAATATCCGTGAATGACTATAAAGACGCATTTTACGTATATGGCCCGGACTATGGACCGTGGTGCTTAGAAATAGCGATGATATCATATGCGGCGAATGAATTAAAACCAGATGCCGAGGTTATGAATGGTGGCTATGTCGGATTTGGCGGGGCGACTGCGCCAATAAAATGGATGGACATAGAAGTAAAGAAGGAAGATATAGACAGAGTAATCGGTGATTTTATAAAACAGAATGACGCATTCACAGATTTGATGACGGATGTACAACGAGAGAAATATCGAGCAAGCATGACGCAGTATTATAGCAAATATATAGGTAAACAATGGAAAGAGATGGTCACTGAATTACAAATGTATAACAAATCGTGGGATAATTATGGATTGTCTGTATGTTATTTATACATCGTAAAACAACTAAAATTGGGCGAGGTTTCACTAATGCAGTCATACAAGTCATATTTAGAAGAAATCGTGATGTCGCTGCCAGCAGAACGTCCGACGTGTGAGCAGACAATATTAAAACTGGGTGAACTGTTTGGTAAAGTGAAAAAAAATGAACAGAAGAAGCAGCAAAAAGAGTTACTCACCACGTCGCGTAATCCAGATGTACTAGCCGAAGTAAAAAATAACGTATGGGCATCCATCAAACAACAATTGATAATAGATGACGAAATGAAACAGCAGCGAAAAGCAATATATGCATAGAGATAGAGGTAATCATAATATGAAGTAAAATATGGTATCATATTATGACAAATTAAACTACCGCACAACTCGTGAAATATAATCCTCTAAGATATCAAAGTGTGGATTTCTGAGAATATTGCAAACTGCGTGAAACGGAGTTATATAATAGCGCTTGAACTTTTGTAACATGGTATTAAAAATGAATGGAGAGAACCCAGAAATTAAAATAGTGGAATTTTGATGAATGTCACAGGGTAAAAGTTCACCAAATCGTTTTGATACATTCCAAAAAGCAATAAATGGGGTTTGGATAGAGTGTTCTGTAAAAATAGATGTTATATCATCGTAAAAAGAACCTTTATTAGAGAGTTGGGAGAACGTGGAAAACACGACAAGACGTAGGCGGTGAATATCGTGGCTTTTTAATCCTGCATCGCAAATGGTAGTAGCGATCAGATGAAACGCCTTATTAAAATTGGCGTTTGTACAAAAGGTGGATGAAACCGCAGAGTGAATATGCTCGACGATGGAAACAAATCCAGAAGTGGCATCTAGATTAATCCATATTGGTTTATTACCTACCACGAGAATTCGGTTTGCAATAGAACTGCATTGCGCAAATAGGACTGCATACCCAATCGAGGAATAATAACAATCGGAGTTCAGACTATACATAATATCAGAAACATCAATAATGGGAATAGAATAGCCACCTTGTCGCGGAATAAATGATTTGGACATAGCAGCCCACTGTTTGTCAAGTATGTCTTTTTGATAGATAATGTCGGCAGGAAGCAAATTCGAAGAATTGGCAATGAGTTGGCGAGCCATTTTGACATAATGATAAATGGGGAGAGGTGTAACGTATGTAGGGTGAATGGTAGATGGGTTAGCTCGACAATCATCATTGGCCAAGTTGTAATCTAACCATTCTTTGAAATGTTGAGAACAAGAAAGTCTATCGTCTGTGTCATTTTCGCCGTAACCAAATATGAGATTGGGTTGTTTCATTTGCGTATAGCGGGATACGTGTTGTGGAATAATGTCACGTCTATTTCGGGCACATTGTTTGATTTGAGTAGTATCGATGGTTTTATTCAAGGATGCAATTTTTTTTCTATATATACGGTTGGACTTGGAAATGGCGGCGAGGTAAGAACAATCGGTAGCATTCTTTAAAATAAACGGTTTATTTTTTTTAATCCAATGGAGAACTAGTTTATGATATAGCCAGTCAAACTGTTTATGTTCTCGTGGAATCCATTTTGCCACATTACTAATTGTCTGATTATGTTTCGGGAGAGCATACACGTGGTGTATTTGCAAATCCGAATCCAATTGTGCATTGACAAAGTCACAACAAACATCAATAAGTGAATGGTCTTGTCCATTGACAGAATACGACTTGATAAACTGGCATAGATATTTGATGTCTCGCCAAGAGCCAAATGTTGCGTGTTGCCCGTCTGTGCATACAACGAAACGATGAAGAGCATAAACGGCAAGTGTGGGGAAATATTTATACCATACAAATAACATGAGATACGCGAAATGATGATCCCCCTTGCCGCATAAGATAGACCGGGTGTATCCAATTAATCTGTAAAACAGAACAAGATAGGTAGATCTGTATTGAGGTAGTAGGTCATATTTAATACGAGCGAGAACATCGCTCAAACGTTGTATCAGGATAGCATCGGTTTCGGCGGAAGTTTCGCGGTAATTATGGAAGAAGAAGAAAACGAGTTCTTCGTGTAAGAATACGTGTAAATCGGATAGATTAGAAACACAGTCCATTGTAGAAATCTAGTATATATTGATGTTTACCATTTATACCCTTTGCATATTACTTGGAAAGCGATGGAACAATTTTCCGGGTCTTTTTGGGTTTATGGGAACGTGGAACAAACTCGCTATGCTGAACATCCATAGAAATACGGACTTTCTTAGTGTGACTTGATTTCGTTTCAGCAGTGACAGATGAAGATGATGGTTTAAGTATGGATTTAATTGTGTGGTTATGAGAACCTGTGTCAACTTCTTTATACATAAAAAATACAGAACTTAGACTATGAAAAATGAAAATAGAAGGAGGGATATGTATTTCGTCAACAATGGGGAGAACTTTAAAAAAAGATTTGGAACTAGCGGGAATATCATTGGTTTGAGAGTATGTTTGTATGTGTTGAGGCTCCAAGTCAACGTGATAAAGAAGGACATCCATCAATTTATATTTCTTGGAAGCCATTCGTTTATTATTTTGTATGATACCGAGAACCGCGTCTCTTGTGAGAACATTATCAACAATATTCTGTTTTTTGCGAGCGATTTTGTCAATATACGAGTTTTTATTGATATATAAACAGTATATTTGAATGTCAGTAACGGGTTCTCGACAATAGTTAGTTTCAATGTTTTGTATTCGCTGTTGTTCGGCAATCCACGAAACATCTAAATTGGGTTCGGGGTTAGAGATAACATCCATATTGTATTTTGAATAAGCGAATAAAAAAAATATAACAATTGAACACAAATGATTTAAAAGCGAGAGTACTATAAATATGTCTCGGAACAGCAAAATAGTAAATGTATGGTAGTAATATAGTTTATCCATTATGTTAGACGGAATAACAATAATGAGAAAACAGAATATAACACATACATCAGTTAAATATGCAAATTACATATTTAAGATCATACTGTACAAAAATACAGACCCGAGACAGCAACCTATATAATAGGTTTACCGATACAAAGGAAGTATTATAATAGTGATTAATTAACGCTATATAAAACAAAGGGCGACGACCAAATGGGCTGGCAAAAGCATAAAATAAAGGGAGTAGCAATGGCATAAAATAAAGGGAGTAGCAAACGATGAATACGGCTGATGAACGAAGGGATTTGTAAAATTGAAACATCAATTGTACAAATATTATAAGATAAACACAGACATCATATACATAATGAACATTCGGTATTCATCCATATGCATACCTCGCATAGATACAAGTACTCAGCGAGAGTATATTTTCAATAAGATAAATAATATGAATATGGGAACAATTGACCGCATACACGAGATTCCATTACGCAACGATCCGTCACATAAGCGTGTAATAATCACGCTACGGTGGAATTTGAGAAGTGAAATGGCAAAATATGTACAAAAAACCTTTTTAGAGAAAGGTTCTGTTAAACTTGTCCACGATATGCCTTGGTATTGGAAGATATGCCCAGCACGTTAAACATATTAGCGATGTTTTATTTTGTTAACAGTAAATTCATTTATAATACTACTAAAATAATCAGAAAGAATGGGCGTAATGCCGTCCAAATAATCATATGACGGAGTATATGACTTACAATAATTACAGAATAGGTAGCCCCACCATTTATTACGGTGATGTTCAGCTCCTAATATTTCTCGGTTAAATATGCTATCCATAACGCTATATGTATTTTGAAATTCAATGATTTCATTTTTGGTAGTGTCCTTCAATATGTATAGATAGGTTAATCGTTCACGTTCACGTTCGCGTTGGGTATTCGCGCGAACAGCAGGACTAAGCGGCGGCTGGATAGCGAGGTTGTGTTTTCGGGCATATTTCTCTTCTTTTTCCCATTTGTACAAAATAAAGTAAATCTCATTTTTAATATCTCGCAATTTTTCAATCAACATTTTTCTATGAAGATCGGTTTTTTTAATAAACGAAAAGATGTTGATATGTGAGATGATCGGGAAAAGGTGCTTAATTTCTTCGGGTATGAGAACCGCATTCGTAAGTTTATAATCACTAATTCTCGTTTCCACATCATTAAACTTGGAAATAATGACCGATGAGGTATCATTGTCTTGTTGTTGCATAATCGTAAGTTTGCGGCCAGTAAGTTCAATGGATGTTTCAATATTGTCAAAAAGAGATGCAAGTAGAGAATACATTTCAGTCGACGATTCATATTTTAAAAGGTTCATCAAAGATATAAATAAGGTAACAATGGCATTCAAACCAGAAATAATACCAACGTTCCACGACTTGCATTCAACAAAAGGTGAAATAATAGTAATAACTGCACTGATAATGATTGCTGGAAAAACGAGACAATTTAATTTCTGTTGTGTAAGAAGCTTAGATTGAATATAGAGGTGTTTTTGTCCTTTAACGTACGTGGTTAGAATGTCCATTTCATTCGAATAGAGAGCATTGTTTTGATTTTGTTTGTAATATTTGCCGATGGAACGTTCCACGTCGCGATAATTCAGTTTATTATACCGGCGTTTGTGATACGTGCGATATGAAATGTCAGTTGCCCCATTTGTATCGGGTTCATCATCGCTATTGCTACGACTACCTCTATTACTATCCAATACAGATAATACAGGACTATTACTGGATGATTTATATGAAATCAAGTTCTCCTCAGGTACGGTAAGAGGGGCGGTATATGAATTGCGAACTCGTTCAAGGTCTTTATTCGTAATACTCGTAAAGTGATTGTCGGTATATTGTGTCAGTCCCAATTCCTCTTCCACATTACTAATAATCGGTTCACCCTCGGCACCATTATCCACAATATTGATTTTAACAGGAGTGTCAATGGTTTCAGATGAATGGCTATCTATTCCAGTATCATCTGAGTTGGATCTGGGAGATATAGGAATAGATGTATAATTTGAAGTATCTACAATATCAATAGATACTAGATTGGTGTCCATAAGTTAATGAGATATATATCTATGGTTTTATATTTTTACAGAGAAAATTACGTAATCCGAGAACATAAAATTGATTGCAAAGAATGGCTTTCATATTAGAGCATCTAAAATGCATCCAATAGTACCGAGTGACAAGCGATTGTATCGCAAGCAATTATGTGAATATAAGAAGCAAATGCGAAATCATATAGTGACAAGTAGGTTTAACACAAGTACGTGGCAAGAAAATGAGCGGTATCGTACGAGCAAGTCGAATGTCGGCTGTATATATTGCAGTCCCGACCCAATAGCCAGTATAATTCCAATGGAATCAATTATGTTTGTATTAGAAATGAACAACGATACAAATAAAATAATGGGGGTCGGAATGGTGCGTAACCGGCCGATCGTGAGCAAAATCAGTGTATACTCAAATGGGAATTACAACCGATATGTATTTATAGGCAAAACCAGAATAAATCGCACAGAAATGTCGGAGGAGGAGGAGAGGATAATGAAAGTATTTGATATTTTATGTTTTAGTGGGAATACACATATGAAGCGGGGGCAGGGTCTGAAAAGTTTTCCAACAGAAATGTTATTCAAGATGTCGGCGCGTCTGGATATGGTGAGCTATATTGGAGAAATGTTTAAGAAACGAATAAGGCCAACAAGAACAGAAACACATAATAACTAGATAAATGAAAACACGCCAACTGAAAAATAAAAATGATTAATGCCACAGAACAATATATAGACTTTTTTTTATTCCAAGTAAATATATATCTGGAAAATGAATAATGCATTATCAAATAATCGCCCAACAAGGGGTCGGGATGATGCATCAATGTATGATGTAAGTACTTATACAGATGTAGAACTATTTAATATATTAGACTTAGATAGTCCGACAGACCGCGAATTAGAGGCAAAAATCATATTTTTAATAAATAAATACAAAAATATACAGAATGCATCGGGTGATCAATTAGCGGAGTTTTTTGAAAAAATATATCGTCGTTTTTTTGAAACAGAAGATGAAATAGAGAATTTTGAAAATGAAGAAGACGAAGAAACAGAAGAATTTTCGAATATACGGGAAGGATTGACTAATCAAGAAATAGTAAAATCAACACCCCCACCAGCAAATAAAGTTACGAACGTTGCAAATACGACCAGCACGAGCAGCGCAATAACTGTAAATCCGCCGGCACAAAGTAATAGTGTAGTAAAACAAAGTCCAGATAATATCGGTTATATAAAGTCATTAGAGTATGCAAATGGTAAACTAAATCCATTATTGCAACAGACAATCAAGCGAATAATAAGTATTGATAGTCAATATAGAGATGACAAACGAACGCTATCCACCGAATTTACATTTAATTTATCCGACCCATTAAAGGATGTGGTATCATTAAAGTTATATTCGGTGCAAATTCCATATACGTGGTATACAATCAATAATAATTTCGGAAGTAATTTTTTTGTATTGAAGGGGGATGTAGACGGTATAAATAATGGAAATCACGATTATCAAATAGATATAGCGGCTGGTAATTATAGTCCTCAAAGTTTGACTGATACAATAAATGAAGGTATAACACTGGCAAAAAAAACATATTCTGATGTTAGTTTTGGCAATACTGCGCTAAATTATAACAGCAATACGTCGTTGATAACGACGACACTAGACCTGTATAAACAATACAATGAAACGAGTTATTATTTAAATTTTCCTACTACTTGGTCGGGCGTTGAAACGGATGCCGTGCGATTATCTACAATACCCGGATTTTTAGGTTTTACACAAAAAACATATGAAATGTTTCATCTAGAAAGTGAAAGAACACTGCCATTGACGACGGATATAGCAAATGAAAATACTAGATTTACACTAACTAGTGGTAATAACTATTTTACAGTATATAAATACATAGGAGATGAATACGATGAGAACCAGTTGGGCAAACAGTTAGATTTAACATTGAATATAGTAATTGGTCTGGGAGATGGATCGTATACAAGAGCACAGCTAACAACTGCATTAAATACCGCAATACAAAGTAGTAGATATTTATCTACGAGTGAGACGCCTATACAGCGCAAATCGGGCATACAGCGTATAGATGTGAGTAATAATTCATATTTTTTATTAAAATTAAAAACAAACCGAAATACAACGAATAATATAGGTAGATCAAAGATACAGGTCAGATTTCCCTTTGAAACCGGGGTTGATAAAAAAATATGGACCGGAAGCAATTCTTGTTTTCAGTTTAATCCGAACTCATCGCGTGTAATGGAGATGAATAATCTAATATCTGAACAGTCTCCTATGCAACAGTCAGATTCTCAGTTTAGGATAGCGTCAAGCCCATATATAAGTTTAGTGTGCAAAAGTAAAGGATACGATGTAGCTAACACACGCTATAAAATAAAAATAGATAACGCAATATCCGTGCCATACAATTTAACGAATTACATTACCGCAATAAACAATGGCTTTGCCACAGCTGATAATAGTAGCAATTTTACAATAGACAATACACTTGCAAAAATAGACAGTCAAACTAAATTTAATGCCCAAATTGATCTTACAAAAAACATAACAACGCAAATGTTTAAACTGGATCTTACCGAGAGTTTTTTGCATACACGGTTAAATTTTGATAGTTCATACAATTTGGATTCGAGTGGCGGTCTTTATGTTTATACTGCAACGTTTAATTACGAGAATAACTATACAATACCTAGTATCACTACTAAATTGGCAACATTTACTGGAAAGAATGCGGGTGAATTTATGACAAGTGATCTAAGTTATACAGTAATGCATCCGAATAATACTAATACAACTAGTAATCAAACCCCGTATGTTACTGGACTTGTGCGTACATTAGAAAATACAATAAATCAACAATTTGAGAATTTTAAGGATAGTGATGGCGTGAGCGTATTAAGTGGAACGAATATTCGGTTGGTAGCTAATATAGATAATACTGCAAGTGCGACCTTAACTGTATCTGTTAATAAACAATTGACTGAAACTGATTATAGCATTCAGTTTTTAGAAGATATATCATATAATATAACACAAACTGGATTTAAACTCGACGTAAGTGGAGGTGTGCCCAGCGCGGGAACGTATGTAACATATGCAAATGGTAGACACGATTTATCATCAGCACTTATTTCATCAGGATTAGGCGCATTATCGAGTATATTTGACTTATCTGGTGGCGGGATCGATGAATATGATATGCAAACCGCGAATGTATTCACATCACAGTTTGATACGTCTTATATATCAAATAACCCATATACAATAGATACAAGTTATATAGCATTTTTAGCAGTAACAATTAATCCAACCGTGGATACACCATATTATGGAAGATCAATTAGACACGGTTCATCTGTTCCTTATGGATACTTAATACCCTCACCTATTACCCGCACGTATAATACATTGAATGGGTTAGTATCTGCGATAAATACGCAAATCAACCTGTTTCCAGATTTAAGTGGAACCGCACTAACAGTTAACCAAATATCCGGTTCAAAATATAATTGTTCGCTAACTGTGGTCGTAAATCAACGATACAATCAAGACACATGGTATAAAAATTTAAAAATATCGCGTCAAATGATAGATGCAAGTTGGAATTTGTCAAATAGTACAGATTTGTCATTGGCATATACGACTACGAACACATTTGGTTCGGTCGCATTAGGAATAAAAGGCGAAACTGTAATTGAGCAGAAAGTATTTGCGTGCACTGTTGACAATAATACATTTGCATTAATCCCTTACGAAGAAGGAGTAATATCTACAAATAATAATTTGATATTTACATTGCCATTAAAAAATACAGACGGTACAACTATAATATATACCCGTACTAGATTATTAGACGAGATTAACAACCAGTTTTTAGGAACCGCCGCGTCGGGATCAAAGATAAGCATAATAATCAACGATTTAGGCGTAGAATATACAAAGTTTCGCATAACCATTAACAAGGAATATACATCAAAAGATTACCGGATTGTCTTTTATGACCCATATAGTTTTGTGAAATGTTTTTCGGGAGTAAATAGTGTAAGAAATGTCACTTGGGATACCACATTAGGTTGGATATTGGGATATCGATTATCAACAATATATTATTTGTCGGATTATACGTCTAATAGAACGGCAATTATTACCGCAGACACGTGTATCAGCACAAACTTATTTAATTATTTCCTAATTACATTGGATGATTATAATCAGAACCACTTGAACGATGGTCTAGTAACTGTTACGGCAAAGGATACTGATATACCGTTGCCGTCCTACGCAAACCGTACAAATTATACGTGTGACCCGGTTACAAAGGAATTAACGTATAATACAGAACAACGAACCGATTATAGTAAATTAACACAGAACCAGATATATGCATTGAACCAGGTAGCAAATTCAAGGAATGTATCGTCGACCCAGGTAACTGCAGGAGAAGTTTCAAGTAAGAACTATGGATCAGGACCCTTTGCCAAAGATGTGTTTGGAATCATACCCCTGAAATTGCCGGGATTACAAAACGGCAGTTCATATGTAGAATTTGGAGGAACTTTACAAAACCAAGAACGAATATATTTCGGACCAGTAAACATACATCGCATGTCAGTGAAATTATTAAGCGACCGCGGAAACGTGGTGGATTTGAATGGAGCAAATTGGTCGTTCTCATTAGTATGTGAACAATTGTATAGACCACAACAATCTGGGACTAAATAAAATAATGTATTATGTATAATGGACTTAGTCGCACCTTTACCTGAAATCATAAATAAACCGATGCCATCCCCTTTAATCTACGCACTGGACTTGGTCGGTCTGTTCGGACCATTAATATTATTTATAGCAAGCTTGTGGCAATTATGGGGCAACGGTATATACTGGACGCTTAGTATTATAGTATTATGTGTAAATATAATTATAAACATTGGTCTGAAACAGTGGATAAGAGAACCACGCCCACCAGGGGGGCAAAGTTTGACAGTATATGACACATATACCGGTGCACTAGAATATGGGATGCCATCGGGACATTCCCAAATGGCATTTGGATTAGTAACATTCTTGTATTTAGTGAAACAGTCGGTAAGTAGCCTGCTCGGAGGTTTGTGGATAATCAGTTTAACCATATATCAGCGATGGAAGTATAGGAGACATAGTATAGAGCAATTGGCCATAGGTGCGATCGTTGGAATTTTAGTAGCATATATTAGTTATAATTTAATAACGATGGGAATCACTGGACAATAAAATAGGGCGGTAGTGTATAAACTGAATGTCTCAAAGTGATTATTTAAAGTCAAAACGAATATCTACTCTATTGCGGATAGACAATCAGAAAGTGAATAATGTAACAAAACAACCCGCCGTATTTACATCACAGGATTTACAGAATTATACACAGTATGCATTGACAAATACGATTATAAATACCAAGCCCACGCTGAACCGACTAACTCCCAAATTAAGACAGCGAGTATATGATATGGATAAAGTCGTTAGTGGTTGTCCATCATTTATAGTGTGTAAAGATACACAGGGTCGCAACAATCGCGTATTGTCATCGGCCGGATATTTTGGGGCGACTATGGCAAATGATAATACGAAAAGTAGTCTAGTAAATATACGAACGTACTGGAACAGTTTACCCGAAAATTTAAAAACGGAATGCAAGTGTGCAGTTGTAAACCGAACCACGGACAGCTATGCGTGTGCTTGTTCGATGGGGCGATTTGGTATAGTAAGGTAATATGATATGAATTTACATATTTGAGGATTCATATTATAATAAAATATTTGGCGTTAGCTTATTTGGCTTCACTTATTTGCTTGGTTTTCCAAGTCAGATACCCGTTGTTTCAATTGTTGAATTTCGTGTATTAGAAGAGCAATGAAACCAGTGTAGTTGATACTTTGATTATGTTCACCATCTTTTTCTCCGTTGACAAAAAAGGGAAAATGTTCTTGTACTTCATGGGCGATGAGACCAATATCTTGTTTATTGGTAAGTTTATTACGATAAGATACTGGACGTAATGGGTCAACTACGAAAGAGCAATCGGGCAAGGAAAGGACACAGTCTTTAATACGATAATCTGATGTTGCATTATAACTAGCGGCCTCCGCACCGGTGGAGTCTAATTTCAAGGCTGGGGTTTGCGAGTACAACGAAGCAGTACTGGTTGTACCATTATTTATAACAAACTCCATTTTTGATTTATAAGCACCTGAAGGACCCTGTCCTATATCTATTGTCTTAATCATACCAAGAGGATAGTCATCCGAAGCATTCCAAAATTCAATATTAGATTGACCGCCAGCATACTTGATTTTATCATTTTTTAATCTTAATAAAGTTCCTGAATTACCACATATATCTAATGGAAAGGCAGGCGCTGTTGTCCCAATGCCGACATTTCCATTATGAAGAATACGCATACGTTCTTCTGCTACGGTGAATGTAGACCCACCACCCGAAGTGACATTTTCATCTCGTCGTGTAGAAAACGATAAACTGCTACCACTGTTACTATAAGAAGCAGTGCCAGTTCTTATAGCTGAAATAGACGCCATTTCAAATGGTTGGGCGTTCGATCCGTTAGATTGATTATAAAATGACATTTTACAACTAGTTCCTTGCACTTGCAGACCGCTGGTAGGATCATATGTAAGTTGTAAGCGTAATAATTCATTTGATGCCGTGGCAGCTGGTAATGCTGACATGCGTGAAATAATTAGCGGTACGGGTTGAGGAGTAAGAACATTGGTATTTGCAATATTTCCAATAAACACATTCCCACTAAGGTCAATTCGCATAACTTCTTGACTTGTGCCACCAACACCCGTTGGTGTTGCGTAAAATTGAAGACCGCTCGTATCCGACCCAGTTATTTTTACGTTTTTGTTAGCACTACTCACTCCACCACCAAGAGAGTTCCACGCATTTGTATATCCTTCAAACGCTAATGTGGATGTATTATATCGTATGGAACCTAGTGTTGCTGTGCCGGTTGATGCTCCGATAGGAAGAACCAGCGCATTACCCGCCGTAATATTTCCGTTAACAGATAAATCTGTCTTCACAAAAAGTTTACTATTAAAAGAAACATCTCGTGATACGAATAGATTTCCATTCAATGACAAATCATTTGTTACGCTGACAAAGTAATTGTTAATGGTGGTATTTTTGACAATAGAATTAAGTGTAGATGTGACGGATAAAATTCCTGAAATGTCTACATTGCCATTGAATGATGCATCGTTGGCTACTGTGAGTTTGCTATTGAAAGAAACGTCGCTAGCTACTGTGAGTTTGCTATTAAAAGAAACATCATTGGCGACCCTGAGTTTGCTATTGAAAGACGCATCCGAACCAACATTTAAGATGGTACCAAAAGAAACGTCACTAGCTACTGTGAGTTTGGCGTTGAACGAAACATCCTTAGTAACAGTGAGTTTGCTATTAAAAGAAACATCATTGGCGACACGGAGTTTGCTATTGAAAGACGCATCTGAGCCAACATTTAAGATGGTACCAAAAGAAACGTCGCTAGCTACAGTGAGTTTGCTATTAAAAGAAACATCATTAGCGACACGGAGTTTGCTATTGAAAGACGCATCTGAGCCAACATTTAAGATGGTACCAAAAGAAACGTCGCTAGCTACTGTGAGTTTGGCGTTGAACGAAACGTCGCTAGCTACTGTGAATTTGGCGTTAAACGAAACATCATTAGCGACACGGAGTTTGCTATTGAAAGACGCATCTGATCCAACATTTAAGATGGTACCAAAAGAAACGTCGCTAGCTACAGTGAATTTGTTATTGAACGAAACGTCGCTAGCTACTGTGAGTTTGCTATTAAAAGAAACATCATTGGCGACACGGAGTTTGCTATTGAACGACGCATCTGAGCCAACATTTAAGATGGTACCAAAAGAAACGTCGCTAGCTACTGTGAATTTGGCGTTAAACGAAACGTCGCTAGCGACACGGAGTTTGCTATTGAAAGACGCATCTGAGCCAACATTTAAGATGGTACCAAACGACACATCGCTAGCTACTGTGAATTTGGCGTTAAACGAAACATCATTAGCGACACGGAGTTTGCTATTAAAAGAAACATCATTGGCGACACGGAGTTTGCTATTGAAAGACGCATCTGAGCCAACATTTAAGATGGTACCAAACGACACATCGCTAGCTACTGTGAATCTGGCGTTAAACGAAACATCATTGTCAATTTTGAGTTTGCCTGGTACGTTAACGGTTTCCCCCGTTGTTCCCAGCATGATTTGATTGGATGCAGTGATCAATGCGTTGGCGCCGATTGCAGTAGAACTTGACAACGCAGCGCTGAGAGCTTTTGCGTTAAAACCGAAATATGAGTTATATGAACCGGTTGTATTTACCTGTCCTGCCTGAACACCAAATGCACTGTTATATCCGCCGCTACTATTGTTATTTAATGCCTGCATACCAAATGCACTGTTACTTGCTCCGCCAGTAGCATTATTCGCAAATAATGCCTGAACACCAAATGCACTGTTACCTGCGCCGGTAGTATTAGCACTTAATGCCTGATTACCAAATGCACTGTTATTTGTGCCGGTAGTATTAGCATTTAATGCCTGATTACCAAATGCACTATTTGAAGCCACATTACCACTGCCACGACCAACCGTGATGCTATTCAACGTTAAGGTTGTACCAAACGACACATCGCTAGCTACTGTGAATTTGCTATTAAAAGAAACGTCATTAGCGACACGGAATTTGCTATTAAAAGATGCATCTGAGCCAACATTTAAGATGGTACCAAACGAC